CAGATTCCGTAAAAAATTTCAAAATGTATGGTCAAGCTTTACAGGATGAAACTGATTTAATTGATTTGTCTAAAACCCTATCTGTGATGGCTAATGGTGCTGGCAGAGTAATTACTTCTGATAAAAATATTGAAGATTTTGATAAAGCTAGTTTGATGAAAGATGTTAAAGATTTAAAACAATTAGCAACTGAATTTAATAAAACTGCAAAAGAAGCAATGAAATTAAAACAGAGAATGCAGCGCGCATATGACGAAATGGGATTGAAGTTGAATAGATACTTTGATATGGACTAAATAATAATAATAACAATAATAATGGAGGCCATATGGCTCAAAAAGGTAATGGAATCGTTGTAGACTTAGGTTATGCGATAACAAAAGATAATATAGATAAAGCATTGCGTAAATTTAAAAATAAAATTAAAAAAGCTAATTTAATGGTAGAATTATACGAGCGACAAGCATACAAAAAACCATCTATGGTCAAACGGGAAAAAATGTTAAAAGCAAAAGGCAGAAAACTACATCCAATAGAAATAGATGAATAAATTAAATTTGGAGATATAATCGATGGCTAATACTACACATAGCGATGAACGTGATAATGAAAAGCATTCACAAGATGATATATTAAATGAATTATTATTCGAAATGAAAAAAATGACGGGTTCGTCGCAAAAACATGATAAATCTGAAACTATTGTTGTAACTCCTGATGGTGATGAGCAAGGATTAGGATCTGTGGTGTTTGAGAAGAACCAATTTAATCAAATGATTTATAATAAAGTTATACGTTCTGAAGCAATGCTAAATGAAATGATGGAACGTTGGTTACTTATAAATCCAGTATTGAGTGAAGTTAAAAAAGTATTAGGTTCGTTCGAAACATTAAACAGTATTGAGAATGATGTTTCATCTATTAAAAATGATATGATGGAGTTGAAATATAAAATGAAAACTCAAAGTGCGATCGAGAGCGATATTATGGCTATAAAAAATGATGTAACTGCTTTAAAAGAAAGACAAAAATCTCAAAAATCATTTACTGAATTATTAAAAGAAAAGTCCGAATATTCTGAATATGTAACTAAAGTGTTAAAATTTATATTCTATGTTGTTGGTGCTATATATTTATTAATAAATGTACTTCCACAGATTGGAAGTATTTTAAAGTTGATAAACGGAGGTAATTAATGACTGAATATATTTATGTATTTGTAGCAATATTATTATTGTCTATACTTATAAATGCCTTCCAATATTATAAAATGTATAAGCAATCCCATTCATTGCCTAAAACTAATGGATGGTTTTCTAATGTAATGGCTAAAATAGATGGTATGCTAACATCAAATGGTGATAGTAAATCTTGGTCATCGAATAGATTTTCTTTTATATTATCTACTGTATTGTCGGATGTTATAGTTTGGGGTGGATTGGCATATGTGATTATTTTAAATGGTAAATTTCCAGATTCTATAACATTTGAGTTAGTTACATTGTATGCATTAGCTAAAGGTATTTCTGGTGCAACTAAAGTAGCACAATATGTTCAAGAAATTAAAACAGGAATGCAACCACCTCCAGAATCAGTAAAATCTGATGAGGCTATAAATACAATACCAGACGAAAAAATTTAATAATGGAGTTTATAAAAAATTATGGATAACAAGTTAATAATAAGCTATGTAGTATTTGCTATTATATTAGTACTTGGATATTTTTATATTGCTGATTTAAAAAATGATCTTCAATTGAAAGATGATCGTATATTAATTGAGCGACAAAACGTACAAGCATTGAAAGATCAATTAGTAATGAAATCTGATAGTGTACAATTATTTTCTAATATGGTAGAAAATCTTCAAACCGATATATCTAAAAAAGAGCAATTATATAATGTATTAAATATTAAGTATAATGCTGCATTAGACACTATTAAAATATTAAAAAAACAAACACTACAACCAGTAGAAACAGATTCCACGATTATAATTCGTTTTGACGGAAAAGATAGATTCGTAACATATGATGGGAATACTGTATATTATAAAAAAACTAAGATTGGTGAATATTCATTAATATTGGCATTTGATCCTATATTATTAAAAACAGAAGTGTATTATGATAATAAGGATAGTTTGCTAAAAACTAAAATATATTCATTGACTAACGGAGTTAATATAGATAGTGCTATTAGTGTAATAGACCCACAAATATATACCATGATACATAAAGCTAGTGCTGAATGTCCTGAATTACCACCTATATATAAACCAAACTTTTTAGATAATTTCGGAATAATCGTGAGTGGAAATCAGAAATTAACATATATAGATTCGAAATATTCATTTGAAGATTTTGATATTAAGTTTGGATTATTTTATAAAGCTGACAATTTTACCACATATGTAAATAAAAATATATTGAAAAATGAATTCAATATTGGTATTTCGTATGGATTATCTCTTCGAAATATGATAAATTTTATTTTTTAGAAAATAAATAACAAAAATAAATAAAAAATCGTGCTAAAACAATATTTTCATTAATAATACTATATTTATTAATATAAAAAATATATATCATTTATTATGATATTCAATATAAAGTAATAATATATATCATTAAAAATTATGATATTTTTCGACAGAGATGTCGATTTTAAATAGGAGTATTTAATATGTCCCCAAAAGAAAAAAAACATAACTTGCTTAAAGAGGTTGTTGTAGAAGCAGATACGCTTATACAAGTAGCCACTGAAAATGCTAAATTGCAATTGGAAGAAGCCTTTCAACCACAACTTCAGAGTATGCTGTCATCCAGAATACAAAACGAAATCGAAGGAGGTGAAGATGAAGATGAATTCGGTGATATTACCGAACCAGCAGAAGACGAATCATTTGACGATGGTGAAGAATCATTTGACGATGAAGAAGGTGGCGGAGAAGAATCATTTGACGATGGTGAAGAATCATTTGACGATGAAGGCGGAGAAGAATCATTTGACGATACCGAAGATGTAAATATGGATGGTGAAGAAGATGAATTTAATTTTGATGATGAAGATATTGAATCAGCACCAGAAGAGAATCCTGAAGAACCAACCGAAGATAGTTTAGACGATACGGAAGAGGTTCCACCAACAGAAGATGAAGAAGATAGTGATATCCAAGAAATTATCAATGAGCTTGAAATGGACGACGAGTTTGATGGCGAATTTGGTGATGATGAGTATGCTGATGAAAGTGAAGGCGTTGAAGATCTAGATAATTTTGTACCCGAAAGTGATGAAACGAGTATTCCTGACGAATCTACTAATACCGATGAGATTGATATTGATGAGATATTAAGAGAAGTTGAAGAAGAAGATTCTGAAATGGCATCTAGCGACGAAGAGCAACTTGCAAATTTGAAAACTGAAAATGCAATGTATTTGCGAACGGTTAAAAAATTGAAAAAAGATCTGCAAGAGCATGTAAAAGCATTGCAATATACTAAATCTAAGTTGAATGAAGTTAATTTATTGAATGCTAAATTATTATATACTAATAAATTATTCAAGAAAAATAATCTTACTCAAAATGAGAAGATGAAAGTAATTGAATGTTTTGATAGAGCTAAAAATTTAGAACAAGTAAAATTATTATTCAGTAGCTTAGGCGTAACATATAATGCTGCGAAAAAAGTTAATGTAGTGGAAACTAAAAAACCATTGAATAAAGTTACTGCGAAAATAGCAGGTGGTGCATCTAAACCAATGAGAAGTACTAAACCTACAAGACCTATAACTGAAGAAGTTCAAACTGACGAATCTTTGGAAGCAATGTACGATTCACTCGTAATTGTTGAAAATAACGAAAGTAAAGAGCGATTCCAGTCGTTAGCAAATATTGGTAAAAAAAAGAAAAAATAATAAAATAATAAATAATTTAATTGGAGAACAAAATTATGTCTAATAGCATATTAAAAAATCTCGTAAGTTCAGATGTAGATCGCAGAAGTGTTAATAAACAGTCTGCTCTATATGTGAAAAAGTGGCAACCTACTGGTTTGCTTGAAGATCTTGATTCAGATATGGATGTCAAAAATATGGCACTTATTCTTGAAAATCAAGCTAAACAAGTAATCGAGGAATCTACCCGTACAGGTGGAGAAAATGGTGAATCTTGGGCTGGCGTAGCTCTTCCTCTAGTACGTAGAGTATTTGGTGAGATCGCAGCTAAAGAATTTGTTTCAGTTCAACCTATGTCATATCCCGCTGGATTGGTATTCTATCTCGACTTTAAATTCGCGCAAGGAACCACACAACCAGGATTTAAAGCTGGGTCATCACTGTTTGGAGGTAGCAACAATACTATTGATGGTACAAACCCACAGTATTTTGGTAAAACTGATATAGCTAAAAATGGTTTTTATGGTGCAGGTAGATTTGGATTTACTAGAAATGATTCTAGTTCTTCATTCTCATCTGGTTCTATATCAACTGGTTCAGGATTCAAAATCACACAAGTTACTTCCGAGCATACTGCTGATTACAACCCTGAATTGTCAGCTTCAATCGTAGCTAATCAAATTTGGAAAGTTGAATTGGCATTGCCAACCGATGCAGATCTTGAAGGTGTAAGAGCTTTTGCGATCTCTGGATCAGCTAACATGGTAGATTACTATGCTCAAAATACTTCGTATTTTGTTGAAGGTGGTTTAAGTAAAGTTCAATTTATCGTATCTGCGTCTGCAGCATTCCCAACAGCAATGTTGTGGTATCATGTTCAGACTACTAAAGATACTAGAGGCGATTTTGAAGATCAATCATATTTGTTTAATTACAAACAACTTGATATTCCTGAGATCGATTTGCAACTTAGAAGCGAGCCTATCGCAGTAACAACTAGAAAGTTGAAAGCTGTTTGGACTCCTGAAATGAGCCAAGATTTGAATGCATTCCATTCAGTCGACGCTGATGCTGAGTTAACTTCGATGTTATCAGAATGGATATCAATGGAAATTGATCTTGAAATTCTTGACATGCTTATCCAAAATGCATTAACCGAAGATTATTGGACATTGAGAGTTGGACACGAGTTTGACGCTCTACAAGGCAGATTTATTAAAATGACCGATGGTTCATTCTACAATAAAACTGAATGGTTCAAAACTCTTGGCGTTAAAGTTCAGAAAGTAAGCAACAGAATCCTTCAGAAAACAATGAAAGGTGGAGCTAACTTCATGGTCGTAAGTCCTGACGTAGCTACCATTCTTGAATCGATTCCTGGATACGCTGTTGATACTGATGGCGATCAAATGCAATTTGCGATGGGTGTTTCTAAAGTTGGTTCGTTTGCAAACAGATTCTCTGTTTACAAAAATCCTTATATGACCGAAAACGTAATACTTCTTGGTTTTAGAGGAAAGAACTTCTTTGAGACAGGAGCTGTGTATGCACCTTATATCCCACTTATCACAACTCCTATCATATATGATCCTAACAACCTAACTCCTAGAAAAGGCGTTTTGACCAGATATGGAAAGAAAATCGTTCGCCCAGAATTTTATGGCAGAATTGTCATAGAAGGACTTCAAACTTTATAATATAACTTAAAGTTTAGGGGAAATGTAAAAAAAGAAAGCCTCGGTTAATTCCGAGGCTTTTTTATTTCTAGTAAGTATTTATAATTTCCACAATCCCAAATTCGATCGTATTTATTATTAATCATATTTTGCCATTCTGTTAATTTTTCATCAAAATTTGGTAATATTTTTTTCAAATTATGTTTCCGATATTTAAATCGGTGTTCTCGTTTAATATGACTTTTCATATACCAATAATTTGGTTTAGATTGGCTTATATATTCGAATCTATTTTTAAGATAGACATTCGAATTTTTATTAACAAATCTAACATCCGCATAACTGACAATTTCATCGATAAAGTTGTATTTATTAATAACATATGATACCATTTTAGAAAAGATACCATTAACAATAGCATCGTTAATTATCGCAAATCTAGACAATTCTATTGAATTTATAGAATGCTCTTTTTTACCAAGTGATAGTCTATGTTTAGATAGTGTTAATACGGATATCAATTCATTATTATAAAATGCTCCTATATTTATAAAAGATGTATCATTTCCTTGTAGATGATATAACTCTAAAAATTTCGATTTTTCAGAATATGTGATTTCTTTTATTATACATTTTCTTGCATGAATTTTATTGTAAACTTTATTAAATAAAATTTTAAGTTTATTTTTAATAATATGTTTTTTAAATATCCACTCATCTTCAAATATTTGCATCAGAAATATATTTTTCTCATAACATTTTAATGTTTTGTTTATATGATATTTTTTATCTTTTCCATGTAATTCTGAATGCCAGTACAACCCATTAATTTCAATTGCTGTATTTAATTCTGGAATATAAATATCCAATTCCAATTCTCCTTTAAATACTGATCTATTATTAATTAACAGTATTCCATCATAAATTGAATTAATATAATCTACGATTTCTTTATGTAAATTTGAGTATTTATTTATTAATGGGTAGCAATTTCTACATACTGGATATTTGCCATCATTTATATCATCTTCAAAAGTATGACCGCATGAAATATGTTTGAATATATATTTTTTATCTACGCCTTCATAAATATCAGATAATAATTCATACTCATTATTGAGTCTATTATTGATATTTTTGTGAAAATTATCTAATTGCGTTTGCTTGTTCTTTTTAGCATTATTGTATTTTATATCTCCATATTTAGACAATTTAGTTTGATTTGCTTTATTTTGAAATTCTTTCAATTTAAATACATTATCAGTGCCATATTTATTTTGAATGGCTAATTTCGTATTGATTTTAATTTTATCAATAGTTTCTGGAGTATGTTTCTTTTTTGGTATGTGATTAAAAGCATAGTCTGATACATGAATAAAATTATTATATATTTTATATGATACTGGTGTATTACAACCGCATTGACATGTTGGGGTTGTATTATTAAAATAATATTGTAAAATATAATTTTCTGGCGATATATTATGAATATTCGTAACATGGTATCTCCAGTTTTTATTTAATTGAGCATTGCAAATTTTACATATATAGGTGAATTCTATTTTCATTTACAGTTAGTACATTTAATTTGTAATGAAGTTTGGTACCATTCATTTCCACATATATCACATTTAAATTTATTTATAGATTTTATTTTATCGCCTAAAAGAGTTATATTTTTATTTTTTAAAAATTCTATATAATTTTCCAATGTTTTATAATGTGATTTTAATCTAGCTTCATTATTATGCATAGTTTCAGATGAATTGTATTCTACAAATCGTTTTTTAGCAGATTCTGACATTTTAGATTTAGATTCATCAGAAAATTTATATCCCAGTGTACTGTCGTTATGTCCACTAATATAGTCTCTGAAATATGGAGCCATGTGTATTTTAGATACTTGTTGACCACATCCACATTTACATACAGGAAATATTCCATCAAAATCGTGTTTTATGATATATTCATGTCTGGTCATTTTATGTGTAAATTTTAAATGTAGCCCTAATTTATGATCAGTATCAAACATTTCTTTACATTCTTTACAGTCTATTGTTTTTTCTAAAATAGGTTTTGCTTTTAATTTATTGATTCTAAATTCTCCGTATTTTTCAGCATATTCATCCGAAGTTAAATTATGAATTCTATTTAAATGTGATACTATGCTATAAGTATCTATGTCTATATTACATATTTTGCATTGCATTATTCGTAATTTTTTCATTTTATATTTCTTTCGTATTTAATATATATTTATAGTTCCCACAATCCCAAATTCTATCGTAGTGGTTATTTTGCATATTTTCCCATTCTGATCGAGTGTTGTCAAATTTTGGTAATTTTGATTTTAAAATATTTTTTCTAAAATTATATCTATGTTGTCTATTTTGATGTCTATACATATACCAGTAATTTGGCTTAGTAGTATATTCATATATAAAATTATTTTTTAAATATACATTACTATTTATATTTACGTATCTAGCATCGCCAAACGAATGTATTTCGTTTATGTATTCGTAATTATTTTTTATATATTTTATAAATTTTGAAAATATTCCTACGTTGGAATAATATAATTTATTTGCGAATCTAGTTAATTCATAAAAATCAGAATTTTTTGATTTTCCTAAAGCAATTCTGGGTTCTGATAATGTCATGACGGATATTAATTGATCGTTATAAAATGCACCTAATTTAATATTTGAATTGGCGTATCCTTGCAGATGATTCATATTCATAAATTCTGATGCTTGATATGCAGATATTTCTTTTATTATGCATTTTCTTGCATATACTTTAAGCGGAGTTTTATTTAATAAATTTAATATTTTGCTTTTAATTATATCTGATTTATACAACCATTCATCTTCAAATATTTGAATAAGATGTATTCCAAATTTATTGGCAAATATTGTTTTATTAATATGATAATTTTGTGTTTTACCATTTAATTCAGAATGCCAATATAATCCATTATATTCTATTCCAATATTGTAATCTGGAAGAAATATATCAATTTCTATAGTCTGTAATTTATGAGATTGTATTATTTTAACATCTAACGATTTTATATACTCTGATATTTCTAATTCTTGTTTACTAGTAAAATTTTGTCGTTTAGTCCCACCACATTTAATTAGATTATTTTTAGTATACTCTGAAATTATAGTATCTAAGCCATATTTTTCTTTATATTCTTTCACAGTAATTCCATGCATTTCTGCATGGGAACGGCTATATGACAGCATTCTTTTCCCACATATTTGGCACACAATGCTTTTTTCTGGGTCAAGTTCTCTTTTAGTTAATTTTCCAGTTTGAATTTTAAGTTCTGGATATTTTAAATAAAATTCATTTTCTGTTATATTATGTGATTTTATATGTGTTGTAATCCATCCAGATTTATTTGTTAAATCTTTAGATTTCCAATCGCACAATGGACATTCCCAATATTTAATAGGATCGGGTTCAAATTCATTAAAGTGATCCATATAATTATTAGTAGATATATTGTGTTTAGTAGTAAGGTGTTTAGTTACACCACCCGATATATTTTTTGGATCTTTACTTTTCCATCCACATAATTTACATTTTAAATGAGTATTAGTATCATTTTTATCTTTTCGTGTACGTTTAGCATTTAATTCTGGATCTGCATATTTGCATTCATTTGAACAATATGTTCTATGAGATTCCACTGAATTATCGCACATTTTACATTTTTTAAACATTATTACTTTCCAAAAATAAAAAAAAATTATATTTATATACATAAATATATTAAAAATTTAGTTATCAACCAAAATAAATATTGGAGATTATATGAAATACCGATTATTAGAAAACTTAGTATTGCAAAAATGGGCTGAAAAAAACCTACTAGTAGTGCAGTCTGATTTGGGGGATAAAAAGGCTAGGGGCACTGAAACATTTAAGCATAAAGATACATTAAAACATGCTGGATTTAGATGGAATTCTAATATAATGGCATGGACTATCGATATAGATAAATTTAACGATGCTAAAAAAGCTATAAATGATGTTAATAAAAACGAATTGCTAAAAATTGTAGATGATTTGAAAGAATTTGTAGCTGATGATGTTAATGATAAGCAAAGCGAAAAATCTAAATTATTCAAACAACTAGATGAATATGCACAGAAATTAGCAGATGATATTGCAGATCCCGAAAAACAACAGGAATATATTAAATATATTAATTTTAAATCTAAATTTTATAATTATAGTGATTTTAATGTATTTTTAATATGGATTTTTAAGAGACATGCTACACACGTTGCATCATATAATACATGGAGAAAAGAGTTTAAGCGTCAAGTAAAAAAAGGAGCGACTGGTGCTCCTATTTTTGTTCCTATAAGATTTAAATATAAAGTGGCAGATGAAGAACAAGATGCATTGACAAATAAAGATGTTGATGATTCTGTTAAGAATAAGAGAGAGGGACTTACATTTAAGATAGGATATGTATTTGATATTTCCGACACAGAGCCAATGGAGGGTGCAGAAGAAGTTCCTACTTTAGATTGGCATGGAAATGGCGAACCTGATGAAAAAGCAGATGCTTTATTTGATAAGTTATCTGAATTTGTCGATGAATATGGTGTACCCGTTGTTCTTTCTCCATCTAGACATGGAGAGCAAGGATGGACTGATGGTAAAGAAATACATATAAATGATAAAGGACTTGGAATAGACAGATTTAGAGTTTTAATTCACGAATTTGCACATTTTATTTTGCATTTCGATAAATCGTTGTTTGATGATTTATATCAAGAAGTTCTTAAAAAAGCTAAATTGGATGGTATAGATGGTTTTGATGAATTATTAGGAAATAAAAGTTTATCAAGATTAAAAGAATTGCATGCCGATGGGGTAACATATATGGTATTATCTCATTATGGATTCGACACTAAATTTAATATTAATTATTTATTGAGTTGGAAATCTAATAAAGATATGATAAAATTAAATGAAAAAATATTAAAGACTGGTGCTGCATTTATTATAAATGGTATTAAAAAACAATAAAATTGCTGGAGAATATAATATGAAAAACGATAAAGTTTTGAATGAGATTATACATAAAGTCATAACCCGTATAGAAGAAGATGAACAGTTAAAGGGAAGAGCTATATTGGAAGAAGGTTTTATGGATAGCGTAAAGAAATCATGGGAAAGTACTAAGGGAAAATTGGCAAAATTGGGTAGAGTGCAAAAGGGTGGAAAATTTTTAGGTAGAGACGATAGGGAAAAGAAAGCTCTGAAACAGATGCAAGATATATTAAATAAATCTGGAAATGATTTATTAAAAGTATTTGTTCAGGAATTCGAAAAACGATATCCTGGATTTCCAAATATAAAAGATAGAGCTAAATTTATAGAAGCTATTGGAAATCCTAAAGATGGAACTACTGGTGCTGCACAAGATGGTATATATGCGTTTTATTTATCTATAGTTGAAATGACAAAACAGAAACCTACATCTAAAAGTTATTTGGATCCAGTAGCTGCGAATGCTGTTATAAAAGGACTTAGACAATATGTAGAAAAATTGATAGATTATGATTTATCACAAGTATATCAATACATGGAATCAGAACAAAGTAATAAAGAAGTTATAGGAGAAGCTGATCCTTCAGTTGATCCAACTACTGATGCAGATGGTCCATTAAAAGGAGATCAGACGACAGGAACTGAAAAAGTATTGAAAAGTAAAAAATTACCTATGGTGCTAGGAATTGTTGGTACTATGATAGGAAGTTTGGGATGGTTGATATCGACTGATTGGTTTAAGAGCTTATTTGATACAGAAGAAGTTACAGAAAAAGTGGTTCAAAAAGCTATGGGAAATGCACAAGTTATAAAAGGTGATGGAATACTTAGATTTCTTGGTAGAACATCTGGGGTAGATGTAGCGACTATGGGTGGTGTGAAAGAAGCATTATCTAAAATAAGTCCAACTGGAAATTGGAAAGATGGAATAACTAAACTTCAAGAAGTTATGGCAGATGCTCCAAAGATTGGTTTGAGTAAAGCTGAATTAGCTAAAACATTGCAATATGCATTAGAAAATTCACCAGCAGATGCAAATCATGGCAAGATATTTTCCGCAGTAAATCCAGATTTTCCTAAAATGGTAAAAGCCGCAACTGGAAAAGATATAAGCAGTTTTTATTCTGGTGGTGCTAAAATGGGAGAAGCATTTGGTGTTAATTTGGGTGCGGTAATGACTATATTTAAAATGGTTAATATAGTTGTAAAAACTACTACTGCTAGTGGGTTAGCTGCATTAGGAATACTTTCTACTCCATTAGCTATAATTGGAGCAACTGGAGCAATAGCTGGTGCAGGATTGGCTTGGTTAAGAAAAAAAGGACAAGTAAAATCTAGATTTGCTGATTTGAATAATTTATTAAAAGCATTATTATATGTTAAAGAAGATAATGTTGTATTAGGAGAAGAAAATAAATCTGATGACCAGAAGCAACAAGAGTCTGGTAATGCTGGTAATGCACAAGGCGACGGAATTCAATTTACAAAAAAAGATATGCAATTATATGATGCAATAAAACAATTTTTTAAAGTTGTATATAACAATAAGAAATTGCATTCACCATCACAACCCCCAGTAACTAATAGTAAAACTGATCAGAGTAGTAATGTTGAAAGAGTTGCATTTATTTTAAAATCATTTAAAGCCAATAATCCTAGTGAAACCCCATCGACAACATTTTCGGGAACAGTTAATAAATATTTGAAATATTTAGATAATCCTAAAACAAAAGATTTGTTTATAAAACATGTTAATAAAAATTTACCGAAGGATCTTAGAGGAACAACATTTGATGTAAATAAAAGTAAGATATCATATGCAGATTTTGAGAGAATTGTTAATGGATTTAATCCTCCAAATACGCAAACCGAGAATCTGGATATGAATTTGCTGAAATCTATGATTCGTAAGATATTGTTAAGTGAGGCAGCATTTACAAATTTAAAAATAGAACCTAAAGAAGTTAGGGAAACATTTTTAAATAGAAAAACTGGTGATAACAACGTATTTTTAGGTAAAGATACTGTTGAAATATATGAGCAGATGATATCCAGATTACAGCATATTGTATTTTTGATAGCGGAAGTAAATGCGTCATTAAAATCTAAGATAGATAGTGGCGAAGCTACTGCTTTAGATAAACAATTTGTTAAAAATTTAAATGAAGTATTAGCAGCTACAAAAAATATCAAAGGCGGATTTAGATCGTTATATGCAGTAGATGATCCTAATAATAGAATGGAAGTTGCTGGATTAGCTATGCATATTAAGAATTTCTTCAAAATATTATATAAAGATAAAGCATGGAAAGATATGGATTTATATTCATTAATAAATAAATATAAATTGCATGAACAAGTAATGGGTAGATTGGATGAAAATACTCAGGACGAAAGAAATAATATTGCTAAATTTCTACCAAAAATATTCGGTGGATTATATATAATATATGCATATATGCGTTCTCAGATGAATAGACCTGCTGAAAACGAAGCTAAGAAGAAAGCACAGAAAAATGCTATGAAACCTAATGCATTTGCCGAAACTTCAGCTCAAAAGACAGCACGTAAACAAGGTGAGAAAAATGCAAGAACTGGAAAGAATCAACAAAATTTGAATAATAAAGAAAATGCTAATCAGCAACAAGATGAGGAGATATAAATAATGAAACAATATAAAGAATTAAGAGATGGATTTAAAAAATTTATTAATGAAGGAACTACTACTTCGAAAAAACGTATAAATGAAGATGTGGTGAGCTTTTCTGATTTTATACAAAATATAATACAGAAGTATCCGCGTATTCGATATGATACAGAAACTAAACAATTTTTTTATCGCGGATTCAGTATGACATTTGAGCAAATGATGGATTCTATGCGTAGCCAATCTGATATGGAGTCGTTTGTAAAAGATTTTCCAAATTTAGTTGTTAAATTTGATGGTAAGTATCGTTATATAGATGGCAATGGCGATTTTGAACTTGATAAAAAATTCGTGGATGAAAAAGGACGTCTTATATATAGATTTAATGATATAGATGGGAAATTTGTAGTTCCAGAATCTATAAGATTGACAACGTTAGAAAATATGCCACTGAATGTTAATGGAAATTTCAATATATTAAATTGTATGGGATTAAAGTCATTGAAAGATTTGCCTGATTGGATTGATGGAAATTTAATTTTATATCACAATGAATATATAACTAATCTCGAAGGATTTCCAATGCATGTCGGTGGAAATGTATTTATTAAAAATTTTAGCAAATTAACTTCGTTGAAAGGCTCGCATGCACATGAGGTTGGTGATAGATTTGTGGTTGAGAATTCACCGAATTTGAGTGATTTTACGTATATCCCTGCAGCAAAATCGTATAAATTTACACCCGAAAATGTACAGCAATTATTTGATAAAAAGAAACCATCTTCTTCGACTAACTCCAATGTTAAAGAATCTAAAAACATACGAAATAGATTTAAAAAACGTATAAATGAGAATGTATTAGTATCATTGAATCCAATAAAAGAAGCAAAACCAGTAGTAAAGAATTCTGTTGGAATTGTGCAAGTAAAACCAGAGCATTTAGAAATGTTAGAACAGTATGCTATTAGTTTACGAAAAAAAGAAGATATGATACTTAAATATGGCGAAGTATTGAATGAATTTGTTGAGCTTGTAAAAGCTAAGGATGGTATATTAGATAAACAACGGAAAGCTGTAAATGCTATATATAAAGAATATAATATGACTAAAGGAATGGCATACGAATTATCAGAGTATTTGTTAGAGATGACGAAAAAACCAGCAGATATGCCTGGTAAATTATCTCCTTCCGCATTTAATGATATATTAACATGGCTTGAAGAATTAGAGACTGAGCAAGATAGAGTATATGTATATATTAAAGATTTTAGGGCAAAAGTAAATGCTATAAAAAAGAAAAATACAGGCGATGATTTTGTTCAAGGTGGTGGATATAATGTAATTCCAAAAACTGTAGGTGAATCTGTTGTAACAGAAGGAATGTTTTCTGATATGTGGAGTTCGATAAAAGGGTTGGTTGCAGGATTGTTTAAATCGTTTAAATCGTATAGAACTAAGTTAGAACAGATTAAAAAAGCAATTTCATAATATATCTCTTAATAAAATCCCACTATTTAATTTTTTTATTTAGTGGGATTTTTGTATATTTGTAAAGTTTTATAAAAAAATAAAGGTAAATATGTCACAGACCAATGTTATAAGTCTATGTACTGACAATAATAAGTTAGTTTTTGTAATTAGTTTTCCATATCACCCATCCACAGTAACTGATGTAAAAAATATTCCATCGAGAAAATACGACAGTAAAAATAAATTATGGATAGTAGATGCTAATGTTATTACATTAAAACATATATATGTATTTGCTAAAAAGAACAATTTTGATCTTGATGATGAAGCAAAGAAGTATATAGATTATATGATAACTTCTAAATATGAAGATGAAGTAGTTAAAACAGATACTGTAAAAAGAACATTAAAGGATTTCCAGACATATGGTGTACAGTATATGCTAAAACATAGAAGATGTTTTTTAGCGGATGATATGGGATTAGGAAAATCTTTGCAATCAATTGTGGCTATTGAGAGTGCGAATGCGTATCCATGTCTAATAGTATGTCCAGCATCACTAAAATTAAATTGGAAAAAAGAAATAGAGTATGCCGTAGATAGAACCATTACGGTAGTTGATGGTTTTGTAAAAGGTGATGATGTTCCTGTATATAATACCGATTTTGTTATTATAAACTATGATATTTTGGATACTAAAGCATTTGAAAATATGATTGGGCATAAAGAATTCTTAAAAAATATTGATTTTAAATCATTAATTGCAGACGAATCTCATTATTTATCAAATTCGAAATCTCTTAGAACTAAATCCGTAACTGAATTGAGTAATGGAATAGAATATATATATTTACTATCAGGTACTCCTATTTTAAATAGACCAAAGGAATTAATTTCACAATTACAGATACTTAAATATTTAGATACATTTGGTGGATTGTGGGGATTTGCTAAAAAATATTGTAATTTAACAGAAACTGAATATGGTTATGATTATAGTGGTTCATCTAATTTAAAAGAACTCTATGACACATTAGGTACATTAGGATTTATTCGAAGATTAAAAACTGATGTATTAGATCAACTACCCCCAAAACAGCGAACATATATTCCTATCGAGATCACGAATGAATCTGAATATAAAAAGGCTAATACTAAATTTATGCAATGGATGCAGGATCAATATCTTGGAAAAGATAATGAAATATATAATGATGTTATGAATGATCCTAATATACCAGAATCGTCAAAAAAGATGGTTATATTTGCGAGAGTATATTCGAAGATGTCTGGTGTCCAAAATGCACAGACTTTAGTAAAAATGGAAAAATTAAAGCAGATAGTAGCTAAAGGTAAATTAAAGAAAACATTTGAATTTGTTGATAATATTTTAGAAACTGGTGAGAAAGTAGTTTTATTTGCACATCATAAAGAAATATACAATAAGATAATAGACTATTATAAAGATACCTGTGTATTTTTTATTAGTGGTATGACGAGTACGCAAAAGGATGATGCAGTAACAGCATTTCAAAATGATGCTACTAAGAAAGTATTTATTGGATCTATTGAATCTGCGAATGTAGGTATAACGTTGACCGCATCGAGTACAGTTGTATTTGTAGAATTTGCATATAATTTTGCGACACATGAACAAGCTGAAGATAGAGTGTATCGTATTGGTCAGACTAATTTTGTCAATTGTTATTATTTATATGCTGAAAATACAATAGATACAGAAATGATCGAGATGATTGAAAATAAAAAAGATATTATGAAGCAAGTTGTAGATGGTATAGAATTTGATCCAGACGTAACTAAAAGATTGTTGACTGCTATGTTTGAATAAATGTTAAAAAATGAAAAAAATATATATTTATAGTATATAATTATTTTTTTCATTTAATGAGACATTTATATGGCATACGATCCTACATATCAATATACTCCAATATTATGGGATGGAGTAACAACACCAATTTCCGAATATTCAGGTAGTGGTTATTTTAATAATGATCCAGATTTTCAGTTGCACGCACCACGATTTGCGACATGGGCTGGAAATATGTTGGGCTATCCAGTAATTGATGTAGAGTTAAATTCTACTTTATTATATACAGCATTTGATACTGCGATACAAGAATATTCAGCACAAGTGCAACAATTCACTATTCGTGAAAATATGTTTAATTTAATCGGAACTGATAACGATAAAACTTCAATCAACTATGTTGATTTTTCCTCACGACCAACTCCTGTTTCTATAGATAGAGCATTAAGAATTGCCGAAGAATATGGTCAAGAAGCTGGTGTTGGTGGTAACATTACGTGGAAGCAATTTTCCATCCCTATAACCCAATCCGTACAGAAATATAATTTAAATGAACTCATGAAAGAAGCATTAGCCACTGACAGAACCATTGAGGTACGTAGGGTGCATCATTATCAGCCAGCCGTGTTCGGGTATGGTTTATCAGCTATGTCGCAGTACGGGCTTCCTAATAGCACTATGACGCTACTTGGTGAATTTGGTTGGGATTCTATGATATATGGTGGTGCAGCAACTGGATTGTCATATACATTAATGCCAATATACGAAGATTTATTAAGAATGCAAGCAGTGGAATTGAATATGCAAGTTAGACGAAGTGGATATGGATTTGAGTTGATAAATAATCAGCTAAAAATATTTCCAGTTCCGATGGCTAATTTTACTTTGTGGTTAGATTATATATTTACTGATGAAAGATTATCATCTGGAAATAATGCATATAGTGGATCGGTAACAACTAATCTTGGAGATGCACCATATAGTTTTATGCAATATAGTAAAATTAATGATCCTGGTAGAAGATGGATTTTTAAATATGGATTAGCAGTTGCAAAAGAAATGTTGGGTGGAATACGAGCAAAGTATGGTACTATTCCGACCCCAAATGGAGAGGTTACATTAGATGGGGATTCCTTAAAACAAGACGCTCAAACTGAAAAAGATACGTTGGTAACTCAATTAAGAGACGATTTGGAAAGAACATCTACACAAAATCAAATGATGATACAGTCTGAAATTGCAGATAATGTAAGTAAGCAATTAAGTAAAGTCCCTAGACCATTTTTTATATTTTAATAGGAATGTTTAATGCCTAGATTTATTACAAGTAGAGATGTTGGAATGTTTAATGGTATAAACCATGAGTTAATTGATAAAGTAATAGAAACTAAGATTGTTTTCTATGCTTTATATAATGATGAACAAGATACTAATTTATACAACGAATCGACTGATAAGATGTATGAGCCTGGTATAATTTGTAATGCATTGATAGATAATCAACCTCCGACAATAGAAGATACTGAAATTGGACCTAATATATATCAAGTGATAACCTGTGCTATATTGAGAAAAACATTGAAAGAGTTGGATTTTTATCCTGAAATAGGTGATATTGTTCAGTGGAATGGTGCTTATTATGAAATAAGTGGCGCAGTGATAGATAATCAGTTATTGGGTGGAAGAGTTCAAATACCATATTCAGTAGTTTTTTCAGCAGCAATGATTAATAAATCAATGATTAATACAAGACACGAGATGTAATATGGCAAGAGGATTTAAAGAAAAGCCAACAGTAACTCAAAATACTGTACTAAAAAATAATTTAGAACAACGTATTAAACAAATTAGGAATGATGCTCAACAATTAACTCCTACCGAAAAAAATATTTCAATTTCATTATATGATATTGATCATTCATTAGGATATTATTTTGAAAATGTAATAATACCAACTGTCGTAGAAAATGGAGAAAAGATTCCAGTACCTGTAGTGTATGGTACTCCTGAACGATGGGCTTCGATGGCAACGCAAGGATATTATAGAGACGGAAAATCTAAATTAGTATATCCTTTAATTATGTATCGAAGAAATTCCATAGCAAAAAATGAGCAAGTAGTTTTCCCAAGAATAGATCAGTTATATTTTATGTCTAAAATGAAATATAATAAGAATAATAGATATGATAATTTCAGTTTATTAAATCCAGAAATTAAAGATTTAAAAAAAGAAGATACATATTATTATACATATATGCCTAATTATGTTATTATAACATATGATTGTATTGTATGGACTTCATTTGTAGAACAATTGAATAATATTGTCGAACAAATAATATTCCATTCATATACATATTGGGGAGATGCAACGAAGTTTAAATTTAAAACTGACATCGATTCTGTTGAAACTGCGGTAGAAATGACTGCTGAACAAGAGCGAATTGTTAAGGCAAATTTTACTATTTCTTTGTATGGATATCTATTACCAGAGAATCTTGCGACTACACCGACTACTAAAGTAGGGTTATCACCTAATAAAATTAAATTAAGTGAAAAAATACTTTAAATAATTATAAAAAAAAGTAAAAAATGTCAAAATTTTTTGATGTTTGGGATTTTATTTTTATATTTATATATGATAATAATAATGATAATTTTTTTAATAAAAAAATGGAGTTTATATGGCAGACGCAAAAATAAAATTGCAAAAAGAAGAAGTTGAACAAATTAAAGTAATTCAGCAAAATTATAATGAATTGTTATTAAAATTTGGGCAACTTGGTTTTGATAAAATACGATTAAAAGAATTTGAAGAATCATTGGAATCAGAATATAAAAAGCATATGGTTAAAGAAAATGAATATATGCAAGAATTAAATAAAAAATATGGTGATGGATTTCTTGATACTAATACAATGGAATTCACTCCTAAAGAAAAATAATATGTATAATAATACATTTAATGGAGAAATAATATGGCCGAAAGACTAATATCACCTGGTGTCTTCACTAGGGAAAATGATCAATCGTTTCTACAACAAGGGGTATCAGCGATTGGTGCGGTTGTAATTGGACCAACACCTAAAGGTCCTGCTTTTATACCTACGACAGTTAATAGCTACGATGATTTTATAAAAATGTATGGAGATGCTGATGGGAAAAGCTATGTTCCTTACACAGTAAAAAACTATTTGAAAAATGCTGGAACTGTAACTGTTGTAAGAACATGCGGAATGAGTGGATATGATAGTAATGTATTAACATTAGGATATACTGCAAATAGTTCATCAGTTACTCAATCACAATCACCATTTGCAGTACTAGCACCTGTAAATAGCGCAGATCCAGGAACATCTTGGTCAGTGACTGCATCAGTATCCAGTAAAAAAGATTTTGTTGTAAAATCAGGGTCAGTCGGATATTCAGCATCGTTGAATCCATCTAGCCAATATTATATTGCAAATGTATTTTCGAAGAATCCAGCTACTACTACGCTTCCTTTTTATTTGTATATGAATTATTCAGATTCAGAAATTGCGCTGAATGCATTAACTGAAACAACTAGTAGTATGTTATTTTCTGATAAAACTGGAAAAATTCAGACAAGTGCATCGCAATATGCATATTCATCACCTACTAGTCCATATGTAGTTAATGCTACGAATAAAAATCTGTTTAGATTTACATCATTCAATGCTGGTGCGACTGATATCTTTACCGTAATTTCTAATATTAGATTTCCAGGTGAAGTTGCAGGAACTGATTGGGGAGATTTTGATGTTGAAGTGCATTCATTATTAAATAATGAATCATTGAGTCCAACTCCTTTGGAAGTATTTACTAAGGTAAATTTAGATCCAACTTCTCCAAATTATATTGCTAGAAAAATTGGTGATCAATATTTATCATTTGCTCTTGTAGATGGTGAAGTTGCAGTCGATACATTAGGTGATTATACTAATAAGAGCAAATACATCAGAGTTGAAATAAATGAAGATGATGAATTTATCTATACTGATATACCTTATGGACATGCATCGTATGTTGCACCATTAGGTGTTATATCAGCTAGTAGTGCATTCCCAACTGCTTCGATGGTTTTATCACAAAAAGTTAGTGGAAATGTAAATTATAAATACACATTTGGATTGAATCTTGCTAATAATAATAACTTAGAATGGTTAACAAAACCATTTTTAAGCACAGCTACTGAATTAATACCTAACTCGTCATTTTTATTGACAGGTACTACTACTAAAATGATAAATTCTAGTGATGCTGAAGTGCAATGGGCAACTACTGCACCATCTAAGAGTAGAAAATTTACATTAGCATTGCAAGGTGGATTTGATGGATTAAATCCAACAGTTGCTAAAAACATGGGAACAAACATTACCGCTACTAATGTAATGGGATTTGATTGTTCGAGTGCAACGGCTACTGGAACTAAAGCATTTAGATATGCAATAGATTTAGTTTCTAATCCATTAGTATATGATCTAAATATGTTAATAGTCCCTGGTTTATTGAATGAGATTCATGGATCGGTAACTACATATGCATTGTCAATGTGTGAGGAAAGAGCAGATGTATTTTATTTGATGGATAATGAGCAGTTAACTTCATCTATAGGCGATGCTATATCAGCTATCGACGGAATAGATAGTAGTTATGCTACTACATATTCTCCGTGGATAAAAATATATGATGCTACCAATTCTAAATATCTATGGGCACCTCCATCAGTTGTAATGGCTGGCGTTATATCATTCAGTGACAGATATGCTGCCGAATGGTGGGCACCTGCTGGGTTAAATAGAGGTGGAATTACTGATGGTGTTAAAGCATATAGAGCATTAACTAAAGGACAATTAGATCAATTATATGAAAATAGAATTAATCCTATTATAACAATATCTGGCACTGGATTAGCAGCATGGGGTCAAAAAACTCTACAAGTTAAATCTTCTGCATTGGATAGAATAAATGTAAGACGATTATTAATTGCAATGAAAAAGTATATTGCATCAACTACTAGATATTTAGTATTTGAGCAAAATACAGTTCAGACAAGAACAAGATTCTTAAATATGGTTAATCCATATATGGAATCTATTCAGCAAAGACAAGGATTGTATGCATTTAAAGTAATTATGGATGAAACTAATAACACCGCCGATACTATAGATAGATTAGAATTACGCGGAGCGGTATACATTCAGCCATCAAAATCGGCTGAGTATGTAATAATTGATTTCAATATATTACCTACTGGTGCATCATTCAGTCAATAATGTTCAGATAATTTAATCATAATTTAATCGCATAAAGTCCCAAAGAAATTTGGGACTTTTTTTATTGTATTATGTGTTAAAAATTAAAGAATTCTATATTTATATGTATATTTTGTAATTTAGTGGAGAATTATTGTAATGAGTAGTAAGAAATTATTAGTTGAGATAAAA